TTTGGCAATTGTGACAGGTGTTGTATTACCAACTGTACCGCCTGCAATTGCTGGAGCAGTTAAAGTTTTATTTTTTAATGTTTGTGTTGCAGCTAATCCAACAAAACTTTCAGATTGTAAAGCAGTATTAAACTCTGCTAAACTACCTGTTATAGTATTAGTTGCTAAGTCAATTGATTTGTTTGTTAGTGTATCAGTTGTAGCTTTACCTACAAGTGTATCTGTAGCCGCTGGTAATGTTACTACAACATTTCCAGAATATGCTGAGTGAGCAGCTGATTTTAATGATGTATAGTGAGCATTTGAACTTTCACAATAAAATTTAATATCAGAAGCTGTACCTGCGTTTTTAAGGTCAATAGAACCTGGTGTAAGTGTAAGTATATCATTACCACCAAGTTTAAAGTGAACTGTATCGTCTGTATCTGCTGTAATTGAAGTATCTTTATCTGCGTCTAAAAATAATTCAGTACCGTTCATGTCGATACCATTAAACACAGCGTCATCATCAAAACCAACTGTTAAAGTATCACTTGCTAATGAAGTAACGATACCGTTACCACCAGTAATTTTTAAAGTTTCTGTAAGTAGGTTAATTGTAGTTGAAGTGGAACTTTCATCAACTAAAGTAAGATTCGTTGCTGGAGCGGCAAACGATAACCCACCTGAACCATTCGTTGTCAACACATGACCACTTGAGCCATCTGCGGCTGGTAATGTTAATGCTAAGTTAGCTGCAACAGAATTTGGTGATTTAAGAGAAACAAAGTGTGCGCCGTTATTTGTTCCTTCTAAAAATTTAATTGTACCACCTACTGTGGCAGAATTACCTACATTTAATGCTGAAATCGCTGAGTTTGAATCAGTTGTTAAAGCTGAACTTGCTGTTAAAGTACCATCTACATGGTCTAATTTATCTACAAAATATTGACCGCCAATAACTGTTATATTATTTGCGTCACCGTTTCCATCTACGCCGCCTTCACCAACAAATAATCTATCACCGTTATTAGCTTGAGTACCTGTACCGAATGTATAGGCTAATTCACCTAATTTAAGCGTTGACGGAGCTGTAGCATTGCTACTTCTTTTTATCTGAATTACTGTTGACATTTATTGCTCCTAAAAATTGCCACCGTTAAATACCAATGTTCCTGAAGTAGTATCTAACTCGTTTCTTGTTTTAAATTTATCTGAGGAGGCGTCATATTGTAGTAAAGCACCATCTGTTAAACTAGTTGAATCAACATCTGATAAACTTCTTAATCTATTCACATTTGTAATATTTACATTTGTGCTTGGCACCTGAACAGAAACCTGTTGAGGACCTGAAGAAGTTGATGAGTTAATATTTGCTTTAACACCACCAGTTTGATTAATAACTGCTTTTACCATTAGCTCCCTCTCTCTTTGTAATATTTATAATGAAAAAGACTTGAGGAATAACTAAACTTTTGGATTTACAGTAATAATTCCTTCGATTACTCTGGTAACTGTACTATCTGCTGTTTTTGTGATATAAACATCATACACATATCTAGCTGGTGCGTCTAAATTAGCCGTTTGTGTATCTGTTAATTGCAATTCAACTACGCCTGTAGTAGGGTCACTAGCAAGGGCTGATGATATTGTTACACTTGAAGAAGCACCATGCTGTTTAGCCATTTTTGCTACTGTTGTGTAACCTGTTAAATCAACGGCATTTCCATCTGAATTAGTTACAGTTACATCTGAACTAAAAGAAGCGCCTTGGTCTATTCTAAGATTTGCTACTGCCGCCATTGAATTGTTTTATTCCTTCTTGTATTTTTCCGTTATAAAAGTTTGTTAATACTTCTATCTTTTCCAACTCAATTTCATGTCGTACTTTTGATTGTTGAATTTCTTGTCGAGCAACTATGTAGTTTCTTAATTCTAAAGGTAGTTGTTCAGCTTCATATTCATTACCATCAATGGTTATCATATCTGCCATAATATATCCTTAATTTTATAGTTTTTTATTTTGTTTTTTGATTTCTGCAATCAATTTTGCTTTTGTAAATCGTTTATCTAATTCGACACCGATTTTTCTACCTAGTTTTTCTAACTCGGCTTTTGTTTTCTTTTCTAAACCTTTTGTATCAATTTTTTTAACTTCTTTTGTCAATACTAAAGGAGTTGAAAAGAAAAATCCTTTAATTTTTTTCCATAACTTTTTCATAATTTTTCCTCTATTAATTCTGATATTTATATCGTAGTATTACGACACCTGAACCGCCAGTTGCACTAGTACCTGTTCCGCCGCCGCCACCGCCGCCGCCTTTGTTAGCTGTGCCTGTTGTACCACTTCCTGGTGTACAGTTTGCACCATTACCGCCGCCGCCTGAAGCAGCACCTCCGCCTTGAGGACCTCCGCCACCGCCACCGCCGGCATATGTAACTGAAGAACCTGTAATTGAATTTGCTGTACCAGCGCCGCCAGCACCACCTTGTCTAGGAGCACCTGTACCATTACTACCCGCTGTTGAAGCACCACCGCCACCGCCACCTGCATATCTTAATGGAGCACTAGTGCCATCATTAGCAACACCGCCTGGATTTCCTTGAGGTGGTGAAACTGGTGGTGTATTACCTGTTCCTCTATTAGCTGAGTTACCTGAACCATGGCCGCCATTTTCTCCACCGCCTGAGCCGCCTGGAGCACCTTTACCATCACCTGAATTAGGACCTGTTCCGCCTCCGCCACCACCGGCAGATGTTATAGTTGAAAATGTTGAATTTGAACCATTACCACTAGGAGAATTATTACCTGAGTAACCATTTCCTGAACCGCCGCCACCTACTGTAATTGGATATGTTTGTGCTGATATAGTAATACCGCCTGTATCTGGTGAAGGATAATTTGTTCTAAATCCTCCGGCACCACCGCCACCTCCAATACCGCCGCCACCGGCACCACCGCCGCCACCGGCAACTACTAAGTAATCGACAGTATGACTTTGATTACTAGCTGTTGCTACAACAAAGTTTGATGATGAATTAAATAAATGAATTTTGTAATTACCTGTTGTTGATACTGTACCGCCTGTAGCAGCTATGTATTCCAATTTTTGTAAGTCTGCAACATTTGATTCGTTAGTAAATAACCAACCTTTTGTTGCGTCTGCATAAACTAAAACAACACTTGCTCTTGTTGTGTCTATTTCTGAATTATTTGCAACACCTTGAATGTTTGAACCGTTACGAGCAATCGTACATGAATTTGTTTGAAAGGTAGCTGCATAATCTTTAATTGCTAAATAATCTCCTGCACTTGGAGAAGAAGGTAATGTTACTGTAATATCTCCGCCAGTTGTATTAACAAAATAACCTTGGCCTGATACTGCTGTAAAACTTGCTGTTTTAACGGCTTGCCATTGAAATTGTAATACTGAAGCAGAACCGCCTAATGCTAATGCACTACCATTTAATGTAATACTAGAATTTGCTAATTTATTATTTGCAATAGAACCTGCTAATTTTGCGTTTGTAATTGTGCCGTCATTTATATCGGCAGCCACAACGGTGCCGTCAACTAATTTAGCTGCGTCAACTGAATTGTCTGCAAGACCTGATTTTGTTACTTTTGTTAATGCCATATTTTTATCTCTTTATACTATTTATAAAACTTATTGATACTTATATCTAATAATAACAACACCTGAACCGCCTGCACCTGTAGCTGTTGATGGAGATGGATTGCCAGCATAACTAGCGTCACTTCCTCCACCGCCTCCAGTATTTGCTGTACCAGAAACACCATTAGGATTACCATACTGACCTCCGGCACCTCCGCCACCTGAACCACCTGTACCATATCCAATATCTCCTGGAGTACCGCCAGCTGCACCGCCGCCGCCACCCGCTAGTGTGACACTTGAACCTGTAATAGAATTTGCTACGCCAGCGCCTCCGTCACCACCTTTTGGAACAACTCCGTCTCCGCCAACTGCACCTGCACCTCCGCCTCCGGCAGGTCCTCTATTACCTGCTGCTGGTGAAGTACCTGCACCGCCATTATTTCCTTGAGAAGGCGAAACTGGTGGAGTATTTCCGTTACCGCCTGTTGATGGTCCTTCGGAGTTTCCTCCTCCGCCACCTGAACCACCAGGTCTTCCTGGTACTGATGGAACTGAGCCATTATAACCTGTACCGCCTCCACCACCGCCTGCTGATGTAATTGTACTGAATATAGAATTGCTACCATCATTTCCATTTCTTGATGGTGTAGCAGGAGCTGGAACTGGTGGAGCAGCTCCGCCTGCACCTACTGTAATAGGATAAGTTTGTACTGTTATAGCAAAAGCTCCGGCATTACTATTTGGACTTGGAAAAGTTGTTCTATGACCACCTGCACCACCTCCGCCACCAGGACCGGCAGCAGAACCACCGCCAGCAACTACTCGATAATCAACATTTGTAGGACCGCCTGAAGGATTTGCTGAACTATTACCAATTTGTGATACTACAAAGTTTGAAGATGAGTTAAAAGTATGAACTTTAAAATTACCGGTTGTTGTTACTGTACCACCTGTAGCTGATGTAAATAATGGTTCTCCTAAATCACCTACATTATGTTCGTCTGTAAATAACCAACCTTTTGTAGCGTCAACATAAACTAATGTTACTGAAGCTCTATTTGTTGTAAGAATACTATTATTTGTAGCACCTTGAATTTTGTGACTATTTCTTAAAATTGTTAAATTATTTGAACCAAAAGTTTCAGCATAATCTTTAATTTGAATTGTGTCGCCAATTGTAGCACTGGATGGAAGTGTCATTGAAATTGCACCACCAGATGTATTTACTATATAACCACGATTTGCAACCATAGTTGTATTTGAAGTTATAACAGACTGCCAATCCACACCTGCATTAGCAGTTGTAGAAGCACCTAGATTTACTGAGGTGCCGTTAATTGTAAATGAAGAATTTGAAAGTTTTGCGTTAGCTATGGTAGAGTTGGCAAATTTAGCACTAGTAAGTGTACTATCAGCAAACTCTGTGTTTTGAATAGTACCGTCTTCTATCTGACTCGTTGATACCGAGTTAGTTGCTAAACCGTCCTTTGGTAATTTTGTAAGTGCCATATACTTTTTATTTCCTCTACCATATATTTATACTAAATCAAATGATACTTAAAACTTAGATTTATTAAAAAATCTTTGTTAAAGTTTTTGCCAATATTATGATTTAATTCTGAACTAAACAATATAAATTGACCTTGTTTTATTGGCACTCTCCAACTCCAGCCTTTTCTTCGACCATCATTATAATCAAAGGTTACTGAAGCTTCGTTTTCACCTGAATGAACACAGTATAGACCTGAAATATCTGGCGAACCATGTAAATCAAATGCGTCTAAATGATTATGAGTATTAATTTTCTCATTTTCAGTTTGTACAA